CCCCATTCCGGAGGACTCCAAACCATAGAGGGCTATCATGCCTGTATCAAACTCGTTTCAAGAGCTCAACTCCCTTCGTCCTGCGAAAGCAAGATTTGGGGAAGTCACGTGCATTCACTTGTTCGTGACGGACGTGTACGGTCAAACCACTTCGGTGGAATGGTCTAAACGTAAAAGTATCCATTGTCCTCCAAGCAGCAATGCTTATTGGAATTGGATGTGCCTGAGGGCGGGTTTGGTGCGGTATTGCTCCGAAAGGGGCATTGGCCGCAGGCAAAGACTTGCTCTCTATGACTCCTTAAACGACGCAGTACGTGCAACACATAAGTTTTCACTTATGCAAGCATATGCTGACGAAGTTGAGGATGCAGTGCAATACTTCGACATTCATATCACTATGAAAGCCGAAGAGTCAACTGGTATATGGCTGGAATATGCCTATGCCGAGATGACCCCGAGTGAAGACGTTGAAAGACCAATCTTCATCGGTGTGCACTACGTTTGAAGTCCCTTTAGAATGAGGGGCTTTTCTAGGGAACTCGGCCTAATCAGCCGAAACCCTTTGCTGCTTCCTGCGCAGAAGTCCAGCAATAGGGCTCGATGTCCTATTGCGCGCAGGAGGATCTGGTTTTGAATCAGAACAGCAAGAAAGTTCAAGGAAAGAAGCCTCTGAAAGTTTCCTACGTCGGGAAACATTTCAAGCTTCACAGCTTCAAACGAAAATCGCCAGTCCTTAAGAAATTGGGGGCTGGTGACAAAATCGTTCGAGGTCGTGTGTTGACGACTCCCGTCGTTAACAGGTCTCTTAGGCTACCTAGGGGACACTTTCCTAAGAAGCGAGGCCACCCGATGGTTGACCACTATCGGGAATCCAAAGGCAGACGCGTGTCATACCTAGAAACGGCACCGACTTTTACGCCGGTTCTTCAGTATGATCAACAGACAGTTTGTCTATATGACTGGCTGTCTAACGTCCAGACGGCGCATGGGGATTTCAAGAAACCCACTGCGCAACGCTTCACGCACCACATAAAGGTGTATATGGAGGGCTCTATTTATCGTGATACTTACTCTAATGGTAAGTTAATCACACATAGCTGGGCTGAAGGTGTCGGAATCCGACAACAACAAGACCAGGTATGGAAGAGCTTCCCAGATACAACAACCTACAATAAAGCCTTATCCAGGCTCTACGATAAGTTGCGTGGTGACATTGATGTCAGTATCGATCTTGCCGAGTCTCACAAGACTCACAAGATGATGGCTGACACGTTTCGTGGCATGTTGAACCTTGCTACGACGTTTCGTAAAATGAAACGATCAAACCCCCGTGATTGGGGGAATCTCTGGCTCGAGTACACGTATGGGTGGAGACCTTTAGTTTCCACTATATACGGTGCCGCGACGAAGTTATTGAACCCAGACGCCAAAAGCGACCTGACGTTCAACCTTCATGCCACAGCCTCAGAAAACCTTCTGGAAGGCACCAGAGATGTCACGAATCAACCGGATGAAGTACAGGACCACTATCGCTTTTACCAAAAGGCGAGATGTCGGTTCGTAGTACGATTCCGGGTGAAACCGTCGGCTTTGATAACTCTTGGAGGCTTTACAAGTCTCAACCCTGTCTCTATAGCGTGGGAAGTTACTCCCTACAGCTTCGTTGTTGACTGGTTTGTCAACATAGGAGGCTACCTTAGAGACTTCGAGAATGCGCTCTTGTATGGTACAAGCTTTGCTGACGGTTACGTCACGGAGACTTGTATTGGCGAAGCGTGGTGCAGCCAAAACGGTTCGAAGACAACTTCGGATGGTTTTGGAGGTTCCACGGTTACCATAGCTCAGCTGTCGAGCTACGAGCGTTATACGGAGAAGAGACGAGTGGTTTTGACCACTACGCCTTTTCCGCGCATACCTAAGTTTGATCCGCACTTAGGAGCGTCTCGTCTAATTTCGGGTGCAGCTCTTCTAGGGCAAATGCTAACTTCCCTAGAGCATTCGAAAGGTTACGGTGACCCCCGACCCCCTAATTCCTCACGGATGAAGGAAGCAGGTCGACAGTTCGAGAAGGCATCAAAAGATTTTACGAGATGGAGCGAACAGGCCCGTATAGGACTTGGTCGTTCTCGCCCGTGAGATTGGCTTTCTCTCTTCAAACCATCTGTGCCTGACACTTCTGAAGTGTCCTTCATAAGCACAACCAAGTGGAGTTTATTCCATGTCAGCAGTCGCAAACATCGTTCTAAACGACGCACAGGTTACCCCTGTGGCACATACCTTCGTCCCCCTGGGTCCGGATCAAAACGGCGTATGGTGGTGGGAAGACCAAACCGGCACAGCGAGTATCGGTTATAACCGTATCTCGATGCGCATGGTTCGGCCCCGCCCTGCCACGGCCGGTGACAATTCGGATAAACGTGTCAATCGAGTGAAAATCTCGATTCTCACTCCGAAGGTGGAAGCGCTTGGTGTCGCGGATTCGGGGTATACCCCGAGCCCGACCATTGCGTACACGCCTCGTTGTGACATTGAATTCGTCATGTCTGAGCGAGCTCTGCTTCAAGATCGGAAGGACCTCCGTAAATACGCGGATTTTCTTCTGGCCGAGACGCAGCTCACCAACATGGTCGAAAGTCTGCAGAACGTCTTCTGACGTTCTAGCGAACCGTTCTCTACGGTTTCGTCGACTAACCCCTTATATAGGAGTTTTCAATGGATAAGCATACCGACATGCGTCGGATCGGCAAGATGTATTTTGCCTTATGCAAATCGATAGACACGCCCGTTGCTCTGGGAGCTTGGCTGCGCTTCAAGTATGATCACTTGGCGTTAGCTGAGATGGAAATCTCTCCGGGCAATTACCTAAATGCTGAAGCATTCGAAGTCGATTACCTCGTCGTCAATCTTTTGTCGAAATACAAAGGACTTGACACGGGGCTCGATCTAGAAGCCGAGGCACTCAGGAGGTTCACAGCTTCTGAGGCTCAATGTAAACAGTCTAATGAAAGACTTAGGTTGTCGCGTCTTGGAGGGATTAACCCCTTCACGTCGGCCGTTATTTCAACGGCTCAACGAAAAATTGCGCGGCTTCTTGGGCCTTTCTCTGAAACTGTTCTCGAGCGAGGGTTTGGGTGGGGACCAGGCGCGACCGACGACATCAGTCGTCGACGCGCCTTTGTCGACACAAAACTGTGCGAACTCCCCATTTCGGTATCGAGGTTAGCACTTCCTTGGATAAGGAAGGTTATCTCGGCAGACCTTCATTGGTCTGCAGCAGTGTTACGGGTGAAGGTGGAGGACCTACTTGGTCCTTTTTCCTTTCTTCCGAGCACTTTTCGGGTAACCGAAGAGTGTGTTATTGACACTGTACCGAAAAACGCGAAAACTCACCGCGTTATAGCCAAAGAACCAAGAGCAAACGGCTTCCTTCAGAAAGGAGTCGGTTACTACTTGCGTCGGCGACTTAAGCGTGTCGGAATCGACCTGGATAACCAGGGCTTAAACCAAATGGGTGCTAAACGCGCCTACGCGGAAAGTTTGGCTACCTTAGATCTTAAGGCGGCCTCCGATTCTGTTTCCCTCGAGCTCGTTTATGAGCTCCTGCCTGTCGACTGGGCGATTGCCCTTGGCGACTTTAGATCCCCTCGGGCAAAGATGCCTGATGGTACGACGATTACTTTACAAAAGTTCTCGTCGATGGGAAACGGGTTCACCTTTGAACTCGAATCCTTGATCTTCTGGGCTATCTCTAGCTCAGTATTGTCGTTAAAGTCTGACAGGAGCCACGTTCTGGTGTACGGTGATGACATTATCGTCCCTTCCGCTCACGCGGGTGAAGTGGTGGATTCTTTAGCTTTTATAGGTTTCTCTGTGAATAAGGAGAAATCCTTCATCACAGGGAGTTTCTATGAGAGCTGTGGAAAACACTACTTCCAGGGCCGAGATGTTACGCCGATATATCAGAAGGAAGCCATCGAAGACGAAGTTCATTTACTCCGTCTTGCTAATCGCATTATCCGTTATGCACTTCGACATCATGTATCTGGACATCTCCCTCGGGAGTTGTTCGGTGCATGGGCCGAGTGCTGGAGAATGGCAGGGCCGTCCAGGCATTATCAGTTACCCCTTGGGGCGGCTGGTGATGACGGATGGGTCTTGCCTTGCGATTACTTTGTTGCTGTCCCCCAAGATGCGAATTTTGGGTTAAGGTGCAAAGTGATGGTTCCCGTCACCAGACGCCTCCCGGCGAATGATGACGCGTTGCTGGCATGGACATTGCGGAGAGGTGTAGTTACCGAAGTCCCATACATGGGCTTCGTGACCTCTTCTCCAGAAACCACAGTGTCCGCCCCTGCTTATCGAAGGGGCACTCGGTGGGTAATGCCCACCGGGGAGTTCGGCCTGACCTGGTAACGATCCAGACAGGTGGAGGCGACTGAGTCGCTCTAAATGGGTATCTGCGCGAGCAAATACCCCTCCAAAAAAAAAAAAC